GGTGATAGTATCTCGGCGGCGGTCCGGGTGTTCGATCTGTTCTTCGAGTACAACGACGCGTAATGGCTAGAAATTTCTCTGATGGGTCCTCCGACCGCGCGGCATGGTCTAGCGGTCCAGTGCTATATGAGCAGGCAGCATTTTCTATCTTATGCTGGGTTAGACGCCCCTCGATTACTGGGTCTGAATCGGGGGGAAATCGTCACTTTTTTATCCAGATGGCAAACTTCAATCACCAGATACGGCTCTCCTTCCGTCGTCGGAGCGATCAGGGCACGACTGGAGTTATCACGGCGATTGTCAGAGCAACAACTTTTGTGAGTATCGCTAGCGCCAATACTTTCGATGATGACGTCTGGCACCGTGTTCTCTTGGTACGACGAAATAGTGGAAATCTACTTGAACTCTATGTTGATGGCTCTAGCGAAGCATCCAGCGCAAGTGATCCCGGTACCGACGCAGGGGCACCCACCGACCAGTATTGGGGAAATAATGATCTTGAAGACGAAGGGCTTGGTGGTGATATTGCCCGCGCCGCGTTCATTTCGGGAGTTACCCTAACCCCACAACAGGCCGACAGTTTTCTATATACAGGCAGGTGGCCAGCCAGCCTAGATCAATGGATAGAAATGTCTGGGGGATCGCCGGAGCCGGACTGGAGTGGGAATGGGTTGAATGGGACACTAACGGGCACGACCATAGCAGATCACGCACCCGCTCAGTTTCCCTTTGGCGTCGACATCGGACTTCCCTATGAGGTGGCGGCACCGGCAGCTAATGCCATGCCTCAATCAATGGACTTAATGATGCAGAGAAGGGCACACTAATGGCGATTATCCTGAAACAATCTACGGGTGGAACCCTCAAGATAGGGCCATTCCTTGACGAGGATGACGGCAAGACCACCGAGACGGGCCTGACTATCCCCCAGAGCGCGGTGAGGTTAACGAAGCTCGGAGGGAACTTCGCTCAGAAGGACAGTGGGACATCTGCCTCTCACGATGAGTTCGGTTGGTATGACGTTCCCTACAACGGGACGGATGCGAACACCGTAGGGCCTTTGATCGTGGCGATTCACGGGACTGGGGCTCTCCCGGTGTGGCGCGAGTTTCAGGTGGTCGAGGAAGATACTTATGAGTTCCTGATGGCTTCAGGGGCTTCGCCGGACACAGACGTTGCGTTGATTCTCGCGGATACCAACGAGCTTCAACAGGATGACTATCCTGCTCGGTTCGCTACGGTGGATAATTACGTGCAAGCGATTCTGGCAGATACGGGAACCTCGGGTGTCCTTCTAGGAGCAACTGCTACCAGCGCACAACTGGTCGATGATGTCTGGGATGAGGCTATTGAGGATCACGACACACAAGGCAATGCGGGTTGGGCAACGGCACTCGCTGTGTATGCCGGTCCTGACGGTCCAGGCATTTTCATTGACAGCGGAGCAGCAAATACAAGTACCGTCGTCGGCACAGACGGGACTGAGATAAATCCCGTCTCGACGTTTGTTGCCGCTCGCACGTTGGCCGATGAGTTGGGCATGAACATTTACTACATCGAAGGCAACTCCGACATCACACTCGCGGCCACACATATTGATTGGGAGTTCATAGGCAAAGGTAGTGTGTCCGATAATATCGTCAATCTCGGAAGCCAAGACGTGAGTCGGTCCTTGTTCCGAAATCTGACACTCGAAGGTACGCAGGGTGGTGCGGGTAGGATCACCGCACGCGACTGTGCGCTTCAAGATCCAGGTGCAGGTGCTACGACACTTCATATCTTCGCTGAGAGATGCGGATTCGTTGACGAGATTGAGATAGACACAAGCAACGACAATGTGTTCGATCAGTGCTTCTCGCTGGTTGCGGGCACGGCTGCTCCTGTAATTATTGCAACGGGTGCCGCCGGCACAATATCAGTGAGGCATTACAGCGGCGGGCTGGAATTCAAGTCCCTGTCAGCTTCGCACAACGTCACATGGGAGGGCATCGGTCAGGTCATCTTCAACGCCAACTGCAACGTCAACGCGAATGTCAGTGTACGTGGCGTTGGGTCGATTACTGACAACACGGCGGGAATGTCGTCACTAACCGAGACATCATTGGTCAACATGATCAAGATCAACACAGAGGCTGACACGGCTCTGACTGATTATGGCGGAGCGCTTGCCTCTGTTGTCGGTGCTCTTAATGATGCTGCTGCCGCCGATGATCCGACATCAGCCGACACGCTTATGCAGTACATAAAGCAGCTCATTAACGTGTTAGTCGGCACGGATGGTGTCGGTACGTGGCCCGCTGAACAAGCTCCTGCGAATGCCGTCAACTTTGCTGAGGTGCTCCGAGCGATTCACGTTCGTACTGCCTATGCCCACAACTCGATCTGGATAGACACTGTAAACGGCGCGGCAGGCACAACTAACTATGTGAACGGCACCGAGAGTAATCCTGTCAACTCTATCGCTGATGCCAATACACTGGCGACGAGCCTGGGGATCTCGCGCTTTGAGATAGTCCCACGTTCCAGCATCACCTTTGCCGCAGCTCAGGCGAACCAAGTTTTTCACGGTGAGAAGTGGACCCTGGCTCTCGGCGGCCAGAACGTCGCGGGCAGCACGTTCATAGGTGCGATCGTGAGCGGCGTGATGGCGGGCACAGGCGTCATGCAGAAGTTCATTGACTGCGTCGTGAATGCTACTTCGGTCATCAAGGGCACGCTCTTTGTTGATTGCCAGATCGCCAATACGATAACCGTTGTTGAGGCGGGTGAGTTCCTGTTCAGAGGGTGCGCATCGTCAGTTGCCGGTGCAGGCGCACCGACGTTTGATTTTGGCTCCGCATTGAACTCCAGCAACCTGAGTGTCCGTCACTGTTCTGGCGGCTGGAAGATAGATTACATGGGCGCGGGAACGGGGACGTACAACGCCACCTTCGAAGGCCACGGTCAGATCGTCTGGCAAGCCACGTGCTCCGCAACGAGTAACGCGAGCATACGCGGGCATTGGAAGATCACGGACAATGCCAGCGGGGCAGTCACCGAGACGAAGGACGACATCACGGTCGATGTAGACGCGGTACTGGTTGACACCGAGGACATCCAGAGCAGAATCCCCGCGGCATTGTCGAGCGGGAACATCAAGGCTGACGCCCTAGCAATCTCAGAAAGTACCGCGGCGGCGGACAAGCTGGAGGCTTCAGCCGAGACAATCGTGACAGGTGCGGCAGAAGCGGGCACTCTAAGCACGACTGAAATGACGACGGATCTGACTGAGGCGACAGATGATCATTTCAACGGGCGCGTGGTTATCTGGACCTCGGGCGTATTAGCTAATCAGGCCAGCGATATTACGGACTACTTGGGCTCGACGGGGAAGCTCACTTACACGGCGGTCACTGAAGCCCCGAGTGCCGCGGACACTTTTGTAATAGTCTGATGGCGCAGCAAACCGCTCAATCCGTGACAGCTACACCGGGAATGGTGCATAGCTTTTCCGCTAAAACCGAAGTAGTTCCCGAGGTGAGCGCGATCGGAGATGTGACAGCTTCAGATGCCTCAGTCTTTATGGGGGTCGGGGGTGATGCAGATGAGCATCGAGCGGTGGGCGGAGATTCGGGGATCTATCGCGTGAGAGGAAGCGACAGTAGTGGCTAACATTTACGACGTAGGCGACGGAATCCGCTTGACTGGAACCTTTACCATTTCGGGATCTGGGACTAACACAACTGCGACCCTATCTCTGACAGATCCCTCGGAGGTCGTCACTACCCCTGCGGTTGGAAGCGGTACGGATGGGGTCTATCTAGTGGATGCAATCGTGGATGAAGCTGGAGCCTGGTATTACCGATGGGTCGGAACGGGAGCTGTGGTTGCGGCTACTGAGGGTCACTTCTTTGTGCGTAAACGACGCTCTGACGAATAATGGCCGAGCTTGCAGACCGCATGGATTGGGAGGGAATCGTTGGCAAGGAAGCGGCGAAACTTCTCAGGGCGCAAATGGGGCAGCTCCTTGAATTTTTAGGAGACCCCCCGAACCTTAACAATGTACCGATGGCCTTCTGGGAAGAATCGGGATTGGAGATGCAGGCGGCAATGAGCCGCCACTTTCGAGACATATACATCGAGAGTGCCGAACAGATCCTTGCCGCTCAACCTATTGGAGTGGATTGGGGGCTTATCAACCAGGAAGCGATCACGTGGGCCGAAGGATACTCCTTCGACCTAATTCAGGGGCTCAATCAGACTTCCCGAAGCGCGGTGCAGCGGGCAATATCGGCCTTCTTTGAGGACCAGCAGACTATCGGGGATTTGCGGGCCGCACTTGCACAAACCTTTGGACCCGTAAGGGCGGAGATGATTGCAAGCACCGAAGTTACAAGATCGGCAGTACAAGGCGAGAGAGCGTTTATTGCGGAGCTGGAGAGAATGGGTGTACGAATGAAGAAGTTTTGGGTGACATCGCAGGATGAATTGGTCTGCCCGATATGCTCGCCGCTGAATGGACTGCCGTCTGAAGAATGGATCTCGGAATACCCGGAGGGTCCGCCCGCGCACCCACGATGTCGTTGTTCTGAGGCGCATGAGTTTTTGGCTGTAGGAGAACGCATTGGCTAGCGGTATGAGGGTTGAAGGGTTAGGTGAGCTTCGGGAGATTATGAAGAAGCTAGGTTCCCTTGAACCTGTAAAGGTTGGCCTTAAGACGGGAGCGGCCCATTTGAAGGGACAGGTTGCCAAAGAGCCACGGGTATCTCGAAGGCCACAGGCGCAATACTGGACCGACAAGCAACGGAGAGGATTCTTTGCCAAGCTACGATCAGGCGAGATTGAAGTGCCTTATTATCGTGGGATCAACAGGAAATCGGAGCGACTGCGACAGAGCTGGACAGTACAATCTCGGCGTGGCGGGCTGATGTGGATCATTGGTAACGACGCAAGCTATGGCCCTCTGGTGAAAGACCCTAACAGGCAGGTTGCCTATCATAAGAAGACTGGTTGGAAAAACACAGATCAAGATGTCGAGGAAAATAAAGCCAAGATCAACAATATCGTAAAGCAAGTAGTCGATCGAGCATTGGAGGGAAGATGAAAAAGGAACCGGGAAAAGTCTATATCAAATCGCAGGACGACGACTTCGCGGTGATCGCGGGATATGGGGTCGTCTTTGGGGGCGAGGACTTGGATGGAGAACACTTCGACAAGGATACTGACTTTATGCCGGACCTTGTTCCTGTCAAGCCCCTATTTTATGAGCACACGATGGATGTCCCGCAGCATCCGTTGGGGAAGACCATCAAGGAAATCTCCGATGAGGCTGGGATCTGGATTGAAGCCCAGATCGACAAGTCGAGGGCCTACGCCGAGGCGGTTCTGGAGTTGATCGGGGAGGGTGTTATAGGCCTGTCCTCGGGAACCGCAGGACACCTCACGGATTATGTAGGAAGCTATATTCGCCGCTGGCCGATTGTGGAATACTCGCTCACCCCACAGCCGGCAGAACCGCGGACTTTAGGTGTAAGCGAGATAAAATCGCTGTTCGACGCGGCTGGGCTTGAGATGCCTGAGACCTTCAATGAGGCCGAGAGGCAGAAGGTGGCGGAAGAGCTTGGGCGCGAAGCAGAACGGGCGCAAGTAAAAGCCCGCATCTTTTTACTGGAGGAATAAAGTGAAAAAGCTAAAGAAAGAACTCGCAAAACTACGCGGGGAAATTAAGGCGCTTTCCGACAAGGAAAGCACAACCGCCGATGAGACCAAGCAGCTCAACGAGATGCTTGCGAAGGCGGAGGCACTCCAGGCCAGGATTAAGGCTCTAGAAACCCTGGAAGTCTCGGACGAAGCAGACATCGCGCCGGTCAGCCCTAGTTCGATTGTTGCTCAGGTCAAGGCAGAAATGCGCGCCGAGCAAGAAGCAATGAAACAGGCCGCGGACGATCTTGATGCTGTGGTTGAAGAGGCTGTTGAGAAGGCGCGCGAAGGATGGGAAGCAGCACAGCCTAACTGGAAGGGTGGCTTTAGCACCCCGACCGAGACCGAACCTGGCGACAACGACGACGGCGGGATGAGTTCCTTTAGGTACTGGCTCCGCACCGGGAAACCGGGATACGGGCCGGTGATGAAGGATGCAGCCGCGAAGACCATCGGCTTTTGGAAGAATGAGCCCGCGGTTAAGAGCGTTCTGGCGACCGGGAAAGCACTTCAGGGACAGAATGAC